AGGTGAGCTACCACGTCCTCATCGCCAGAGACGGCCGCCGCACCGTCTTCGGAAGCGACACCGACCGTTGTTGGCACGCCGGCCGCAGCAACTGGCACGGCCGCCCCGACCTGAATAGCTGGAGCCTCGGCGTCGCCTGGGAAGGCAACACCTACGAAGACCCCCTCGGCGAAGCCGCCATGAACAGCGCCCTAGAATACCTCGTCCCCCGGATGCGCAAGTGGGGTATCCCGATGAACCTCATCCTCACGCACCAACAAGTCGCCCCAACCCGCAAAACCGACATCTCCCCCGCCGACGCCGCCCGATTCAAGACCCGGCTAAAAGCCGCCCTCAACTAACCCTGCCAACTGCCAACTGCTAACTGCCAACTTCTAATCCTATGGCCAAAACCATCGACCAACTCACCGCCCTCGCCGCCACACCGGATGACTCCGCGGACGCCCTGCTCATCTCCGACGCCGGCGTGACCAAGAAAATCACGCCTGCTAACCTCAAAGGCGACTGCGTGCGGGCGGCCAAGAACAACGCCCTAGATGCCAGTGTCGGCACCAAGATCGGCACGAATGCGAACCAGCTCCTCGGCTTCTGGAACGCCACGCCCGTCGCGCAGCCGGCCGCCGCCGCTCAGGCCGCCGCCGCGGCGCAGACACAGGGAACGCTGACCGACAGCACCGGCGGATCAGCCTCGACCACGCTGGCCGCCATCACGGCAGGTGCCGCCTATGACCAAGCCGACTTGACCGCCATCAAAAACGCCATCGCGTCCATGGCCGCCCAGCTCGCCTTGATTAAGACCGACGTAGCCAACATCAAGACTCTTCAAGACGCCACGCGCACCGCGCTGGTCGATACCGGACTCATCAAGGGCGCCGCCTAACCTATGCTCGAAAGCCCCACAGTCCGCGACGGAGACGCAGGTTTCATCGGCTACGCCAGCCGCATAAACCCTGTGTCCCTGCCGGCCGGCATGCTCCAGCTCAGTGAGAACATGCGGTTGGATCGCGGTGTGGCGGTGACTCGCAAGGGCGCCAAGCGTCTTGCTGACGAGATCAGTGCCGGCACCCTGCCGCTCACGGTGCCCTTCGGACTGACGCCGGAGCCTTCGGCTCCCGTGGTGCAGTCGGTCTACACCGGAGGAGTCTTCGCTTCCTGCGTCCTGCGCTCGCCCGACGAGACCAACAGCATCGAGGTCATCGTCTTGGCCGGACCCGACCGCGCCTTCACCTACCTGCCGGACGACGGCCTCATCTACAGCTCGACGTGGGCGGATGGCGTCTTGGCCGTGGATGGCACGGATAATCTCGTCACCAACGAGGGCAACGAAATTCTCATCAGCAAGTTGCCAGCCAGCATTTCCTACCCGACCAGCCCCGACGAAACCATCCATCCGACCGACAAGGTGACGATGCTCCAAGCCTACGACCGGCTTTACCTGCTGCGCGAGGCGGACCCAACGCAGGCCGGATGGGGCACCCAATACACCAATGCCTCCGGCATCACCGTTTCCTCGACCACGGCCACCATCAATGTGGACGCCCACGGTTACACCGCCGGCATGCGCGTGCGGATCGACGGCGGGGCGGCGGCCGGGTTTGCCGGCGTGGAATACGAGGTCGCCACAGTCTCGACGAACTCCTTCACCGTCACCGTGCCCGCCGGCACCAGCGACACCGGATGCAACGTGGCGAATATCAAGGTCCGCCGAGTCAAAGCTCCTCTCTACTGGACCGGCGACCCCGGCACGAATTTCGTCAAGACGACCGCCGGCATCCCCGACGCCGGTGTCAGCTTCCGCCGCATGCGCTCGGTGCCGTGGGCCAACTACATCAACAACCGCCTCATCATCCCCGACGGGAAACAGAACGTGATGATAAGCGACGTGCTCGACCCCGACACCTTCGACCCGTTCTGGCAATCCTTCCGCGTCGGCGCCGGCGGCAACGATGTCGTCATGGCCGTCCACGCCTGGGTGGACAACACCTTCTTAGTCTTCTGCCGCAAGTCGATCTGGCTGGCCACCGTCAGCCAATTCGCCTCTACCGACGGCGGCGCCTTTGCCATCGACACCCCGATCAGCAAGCTCGAACTGCTCACCGACGAGATCGGCTGCGCCGCCCGCCGCACCATCCAGACGGCCGGCAACTACGTCTACTTCCTGAGCGACAGCGGCGTCTACCGCCTCGACACCAAGCTCGACTTGAAACTCCGGGGTAACACGAAGCCCCTGAGCGATCCCATCAGCGACCAGCTCGGCGGCCTCAACGGCGCCCTCATCGCCGAGTCCGTGGCCTTCTACTTCGACAACCGCTACTACATCGCCGTCCCGCTCTCCAGCAGTGACCGGCTGGACGGCGTCTTTATCTACTCGCAGCTCAACGAGCAGTGGGAGACGCGGGACTTGTATGGCTTCGGTGTGGACAATTTCTTGGCCGCCAGCATCGGCGCCCTGCGGCGTCTGCTCATCAGCAACCGCCCCGGCAAGCTCATGCTCTTGGACGAGCTGGAGACCGGCGACCAGATGCCCGACATCGCCGCCGACGTCATCGAGCCGGTGCCCGGCCGCATCCGCACCAGGCGCTACGGCTTTGGCACCATGCAAAACAAACGCTTCGTCCGCAGCCTAGCCGACGTCGTCCTGCCCAACACCGCGGCTGTCACGGTCAAGGCCATCATGGTCAACCCCGACAGCGAGATTACGCTCGTCCCCGGCCAGACGAACACCAGCGGGCTTGATGAGGATTACACGCTGAAAAACCCCATCCGCGCCAAGGCCCACTACGCGGAACTTGAATTTCTAACCACGGCCAACCGGCCGGAAATCCGCAACGTCTCCATCGAGGCCGCCACCGCCGGCGCCCCTCAGACCGAGACCAGACACGCAGCATAATACTACTATGGCACAAGCAACGACAGGATACGCATGGACCTCGGGCGAGGTCGTGACCCCAGCCAAACTCAACCAGATGGTCAACTCGGCCACGGTGAACAACATCCAGGCCGCTGACATCGCCGGCATCGCGGCCACAGGATCGACCGCAGCGCGGACGCTGCCGGACCGATTTGCCGACACAATCAACGTCAAGGACTTTGGGGCCGTGGGCAATGGCGTGGCGGATGATACGGCGGCGATTCAAGCGGCGCTTAACGCCGCCGATAACAAACATGTGGTCGTGCCAGCGGGGGAATACAAATGCACCAGCAGGCTTACAATGCCAGACGGTTGTGTGATCTCCGGCTATGGGGCAACGCTAAATTTTTCGCAGGGAAACAATGACGCCAGAGTTAGTGTTTCGGGCACGGTGAACGCGACGGTTGCGCTTTCCGCTGACGCCGGTCGTGGTGCCACCAGCCTAAGCGTTGCGAATGCAACCGGCATTGCCGGTGGAGATGTCTTGCTTGTATCAAGCTCTGCGTTGGTGCCAGGCGGGGCGTTTGGTATAAGCAGCGACACGCTTGGTGAGTTTGTGAAGGTCCGCAACGTAAGCGGCCAGACCATACACCTAGACGGCGCTCTTAACGATGCCTATGCTGTTGTCAATTCGGCTTCGGTAAAAACCATTAACTGGAAGCGCAATATCGGCATTTATGGTCTTAAAATTATTGGAGCAGGCCCATCTGGAGCCAACACATCAACCAATGATCGTGGCATATCTGCTCTTTATTGTAAGGATTTAACAATCAAAGACTGTGTTGTAGAGCGGTGTGACTACAACGGAATCCGTGTAGACCAAAGCTATAATGTAGTCATTGATGGCTGTTTTGTGTATCACGCGTATCGCGGCAACGATTCTTTTGCCAGTGTTATTCAATACGGAATTGCCATTTTAGGCGCAACTTCTCATCTTAAAGTCGTCAATAATACAACCGTCGGCGGAAAACACGGAATTGCCTGGTCTGAAAATATCAATGACGGCGTGGGCCGCGATCACATTGTTAGCGGCAATACTATCTCTGGAACGTGGAGTTCCGCGATTGCCACGCACGAAAGCAACGAACAGTTTATTATCAGCAACAACATTATTAGTGGGTGTGCTAGAGGACTAGACATTCGTGTTCGCCGGGCGATAGTTTCCAATAATATTATCCGGCAACTTGGCAACGGATCAATTAGTGACGGCATATATTTAAGTCAAGTAGCCAGCGATGTTGCTATCTGCAACAACACTATATCAGACGTAAGAAACGGAATTAGGATGTATAACGTCGGCCTTCCTGCCGATGTCGATCCGTTTAGAGTTGTCATTTCTGGAAACATAATTCAAGACGTGACTCAAGTTGGCGTCTTCCTGCAGCAAACCGGAAACAGCGGAGATTTTTCAACTTTTGTGGTGTCGGGAAACACAATTAACGACTGTGCAGGAGACAGCATTCGGTTTGACGGACCGTTTTATAGTCCGGCCGTTATTGGAAACTATATACGAAATGCCGTGGCGGGAGTTGGATACGCCGTCAGATTGGCAGGAACTAGCCGGGCGCAAGTGACTGGCAATTATTTTGACGGAATGGTCCCGCTGCGTTTAGAGAACGACACGCAAGCAACGCCGGTGGCTCCGCAATTTACCATAGCGCATCATAACACATGGGATCATACAACGGGGTTTTCTTCAGTGGTTAGTGGCGCAGATTTTGTCATTCAAGACAATGTTGAAGTCGGAACAACGAGGCCAGGGATTGTGTCGGGCGCTATTACCGTTCCGTCTGGAGTGCGACAAATTTTTATTGATACGGAAGGTCTGGCCGCAACTGACGATCTTGATACGATTTCTGGAGGCGGCACCGGAAACATGATTGTTTTGTCGGCTGCAAGTGATGCAAGAACAGTGGTTCTAAAAGACAACACTGGCAATTTGCGTTTAGCTGGTGACTTTAGTTTAGATGCTCTGACTGATCGCATTGTTCTTATCAATACCGGAGCAGGGTATGCCGAGGTTTGCCGCAGTAATAACGATGCCTAGTCCATGCCCATGAAAAAACAAACAGCATGACCCCATGGCAAAAAGCACAACATTGGGCGCTCCAGCACGGCATCCCCGCCGAGGACTGGCAGGCCAAGATCGAGGAGTGTCTGCTGCGCGGCTGGCTGATCAGCACGCCGGACGACTTCGTGGCGGCGCTGCCGGACGAGCACGATGGACAGCCGGCGTATTTTGTAGTGATGGCCTTGGGGCACGGCGGCGGCCATGCGTTGCAGCGCTTCCTGCGCTACGCACCGGGGCCGCGGCCTTATGTGCTCTGGCACCGGCGCAACGAACCGCGCCGGCGGGTCTTTCGATGGGAACAATTAGCTAAGAAAGCGAGGATATAACTATGGGAGGATTCGGAGGAGGAGGACAACAGGCGTCACCGCCACAACTAAGCGTCGGACAGACGCTCTCACTTAACCAAGGCCAGATCGACCTGCTCACGCAAAACGCGCCAACCGTGGCCCGCGAGTTGGGCGACATCAGCCGCCGCGAGTCGGGGCTGAATACGCTCTTTGGCCTGAACTTATTGGCGGACCCGCGGGAGACCCTGTCCGCTGCCGGCCGCCAGCGGGCGAGGGACATCCGGCAGCAGGCGCTCGACGATATACGGACCAACAAGGAGCTGACAGAAGAAGAGCGGAAGCAGCGCACCGAGCAAGCGGAGGCCCAATACCAAACAGAGCTGGCTAAAGTCACGGGCGACGACTTCCAGCCGATGCAAGATTTCGAGCGGGCCTTCCGCGCCGAGTTCGGCCAGCGCGACGCCTTAGTCAACGACATGAAGGGCGCCAAGGCGTCCTCCAGCGAATACAACCGCGCACAGACGGCCCTCGGCCGCGGTGTGCAGGCCCAGACTGTCGGCCAACGCACGGCGGCAACGAGCCAGGCCGGAGCGGCTGGCATGGGCGACGTGGCCAATGTGCAGGCGGGGGAGGTGGGCCAAGGGGCCGTCGGCCAATCCTTGATGAATCAAGCGCTCCAACGAGCCAATAGCACCGGCCAGCTTTCAGCCGAAGCCTCCCGCGACGCCACGCAAGCCGCCCGCTCAGGGATGGCCGCCCGCGGTATGGCCACTGGCAGCGCCGGACTGGCGGCCGAAATGCTCAACCGCGACCGCTTTGCGCGGCAGCGGCAGGCTGAGGATCTCGGCTTTGCCAGCGGCGTGCAGGCGCAGGATCTCCTGCGGCAGTTCAACAACGTGGGCAATAACATGCAGGCGGCACTAGCCAACCAGCAGACCCAATTCGGCCGCCAGCAAATCATGAGCGGCAACCAGCAGCAGGCTAACATGGCCAACATGCAGGCGGCTAATCAGATGGCGCAATACAACACCACGCTCGGCGCTGATACCGACCGCTATAACGCCGGACAGACCGACGCCACCAACCGCTACAACCTCGGCCTGCTCGGCACCTCGGCGGCCATGGCCGACCAAGAACGCGCCCGCCAGCTCGGCACGCAGCAGGACATCTACAACTTCCAGATGCAGACCAATCCGCGCCTCCTGCTGTCCGGCCTCGGCTCGCCCTTCGCCAACATGAGCCAGCCGGCCCTCAGCGCCGTCTCCGGCATCACCGGCAGCGTCAATCCGATCTATACGGGCGGGCAGTTTAGCTCGGGTGGGCTGGGTGGTGGACTGATGGGCGGCGCTATGGGCGCTCTCGGCGGTGCTGCCTCTGGCGCAGCAATGGGCACTATGATCGGGCCAGGATACGGCACGGCAATCGGTGCTGGAATGGGGCTGCTCGGCGGACTGACCGGCTTTATGGGCGGATCACGCTAACAATCAAACAAGGAGAACAAACAATATGACACCAGCACAATTCTGGCAGATAGAACAAGGTAACCAGCAGAACCGGCAGGAGTTTATGCAGGGGCAGCAAGAGCAACTCATGGGCGCCATCGGCCAATTCGCCGGGCAGTTCGCCGACAACAAAGCCCTCGAGGCCAAAGGCTCGGCGTATGGCGATTTCATGAAGCGGCACGGCGACCAGCTGGGATTTGATCCGGCCTGGCTCGAGGAAACTTTGAAGCGGGACAAGCGAGAAATCGCCATGATCGGCGACAACATCGTGGGCATTTCCAACGCCGGCCGCTCGCTCATGAGCCAGCAAATCGTCGATCGGCAAATGGGTGGCGGCGGTGGTGGCGGAGCACGGGGCGGCGGCGGTGGTGGCGGGGCGTTCTTCACGATGCCGGGGGCCTAAGCGATGGACGCAGGATTCATCCAATACCTCCGCGATCAGCGGGGCTTTCAGCCTGGTGATACGATTGCCACGAAGCAGCAATACGACGCGATGTATAAGCAGTATCTCAAGGATACGAGC